AATGTTGCCGCACCAGTTGCTTGGTTAACACTAAAATATTGACCTACACTAAAGTTACCTGATTGGTCAGTACTTACATAATAAACACGACCTGGGAATGTTTGTATAATTTGGTTTGCTTGGTTAGGACTTTGTGTTGGAATGCCTGGATAGTTAGTAGTTGTAACACCTCCAGTACCAATACTTAAAAAGTCATGTCCTTGTAAGCGTATTAAACTAAAATTATAACGAATAGTTACGCCAGTTGTGTCTGTGCTTGTTGTAACTTTTTGTTGTGCTAGAGTTACTGTAATAACACTACTGGTGTTTACATAACTACCACTAGTACCTTGGATAACATACGCACCTGAATCGCCTGTAAACTGTATACTTGCACCAACTTGCGGAGCGGCTGTCAGTCCACTTAATACAAACAAGTAATTGGCTTGGCCGCCAACAGAACTAGGTGTTAGTGTTGCACCACTTGAACTGCCAGTTACTGTATTAGTTGTGTTGAAAGTTCCGTATAATTGTTTGAAATAAATGTAACCAGTTTGTACGCTTGTAACAGTAGCACTGGCCACTGCTGTAATTGTACCAGCTACTGTTTGTGGTCCAGCTGTAGAACCACTAAAACTTACACTTGATGTTGTACATGCTGTAACTACTTTAGTACCATTAAATCCTGCTGGTGTAACACCAGCAACTACAATAGTTTGACCTACTGCATATGGTGCTGAACCTTGTGTGGAGAATGTTATTGTACTTACACCACCACTGCTAGTAGCACCAGTAGTTGCAATAGTTGTTGTACCTGGTTGCGTAATTGTTTCAGCGGCTGTGAATGTACCAGTTAATGTGGCCGCACTATAGGTAATCATGTTACCATATACACTACCAGTTGTTGGAGTTTCACTGGCCAAGTAACCTTCTGATACTACACCATATGTACCATAACTGTTATTACCACTTAATGAACGAATTTGTCCACCGCCACTTGTGGTATATCCCATATAAGCATAATAGGTAAAGCAACTAACTGCTTCAACTTTACCACCATTGGCTGCCCAAATACCAACACCGCCGTCAACTACAATATTGTAGGCCCAAAAGACCATACTTAATATACCACCACTTTCTGCTAGTCCGTCAACAATAGCACCGACACCTCCTGCTGACTTAGCAGTACAGTCTTTAACATATGGTGATTTATTAGTAATTGTTGTCGATGGATTTAATCTTAGATAAACACCGCCAATAGTTGCCGCAGTAATGTCTGTTGCACTACCGCCTGATGCTGGAGTAAATCCAGTCATGCCGGTCATTAACACCCCTTGTAACAATGTACTATCACTCATGTAGAACATTGTACTTAAATTGTTAGCTACTGGACTTGCATCAAGACTTAAAAATTGAAATGTCAGTGTTCCACTTGGAGTTGTGCTTGGTCCTGCAGAAAGAATAACTTGTGTTTGACTAACAACAGTTACAATTTTTGGATAACCTGTAAAACCTGTACCACTTACACTCATACCTACTTGTAGTGTACCTGTAGCACCGGTAACATTAAGTGTTGTGGTACTGTTACTTGAATAAGTTGCTGTTACTGTACTAATTGGTTTAGGAGTAATAACAGTATCACGCATACCGTCGCCAACAATACTAACGTTAGCCGGTACAGTAATAGGTAATGTTTCGTAATAAGTACCTGACTTAACAAAAATAGTTGCCGCTTGACCGCTTACTGATTGACAGGCTTTTTGTACAGAAGCAAAAGCTGTATTAATACTTGAACCGTTATTTGAATCCGATCCTTCTGGTGTAACATAATAAACTAGTCCAGTTACACTAGGTGCAGTCCATGAAGGAATACCGCTTGAATTAACTGTTAAAACTTGTCCTTGTGTACCAATTGGTAAACGTTGATTTGCACCACTGTTGTAGTAGGTAATATCACCTGCGGTAGTATTGGCACTGTTTCCTTGCGCCATTAGTTGCCAATAGCTGGCACCTAAATCTGTTGCAAATGTGCTAGAACTTGTATTGGCTACTACACAAATATAACTTGAACCAGCGTTACTGACAGCATCATTTATTTGATAGGCAGTACTAGTTGTCCAGGCACCGCGCCAGTTAACTCTTAATTTTCCTAAATTTATTGTGGTTATACTCATGTTAGATCCATTATTCTAATATTTAGCTGGAATATGTAGCTATAAGGTTTCCGTTGCTGTCTAAACTGTAGGCATATTGACTATTTCCCACATCATAAGTAACGTAACTGCTGTTTACGCCATCCGTTGTCATTGTTATGTTTGTATCGGTAATTTTGCTGTAGATTAAATTGTAATTTGCATCAAAACTAAATGCGTGAACTACAATATTTTCGCTGATATTTCCAGTGCCATCAACTTTAATACCGCTAGTTGTGGGCACTATAACAGCACCTAATTGCGTTGCTGTACTAGTGGCTACGCTAATTGTTCCACTATTATTAACGATTGCGCTGGTACCAACTACGGGTACAATTACACCGCCTAGTGTAGATGTTGTTGCCGCACTTAGTGGAACTGTAACAGTAATACTAGCAGATCCGTCAAAACTTACACCGTTAATTGTTACTGGACTGGCAAATTTTGTTGCTGTAGCGGCATTGCCTGCAAGAATAAAATTCTTAATAATAGCCAGCGTTGTTTGCTCGCTAGTAAACGTACCTGTTTCGTTTTTGACAACAGGTACAACAACTGTTCCGTCTACGACACTGGTACTTGTCAGGTCCGTAATTTTTGGCATATTATTATCCGGTTATAAAGTAATAGCCAGTTCCACCAGCTACTAGAGTTTCTAACTCTTTGTCTAATTTTTCAATTTCTTTGTCAGCGGCTGTTAATAGTGCTGTACCATTTAGTTGCATACCACCCGAACCAGGCCCTGCAATTGATGCAAATTTGCTACGTGCTTCACCTAACATCATTTTAGCAGTGGCTAAGGTATAGTCTTTCAACCATTGTTTAGCATAAACATCTTGTAGTAGTACCCAGTCAGGGCGGAAATTGTAACTTTGTACAAGGATCTGTTCACCTTGTGCAAATGGACGCTGTAAAATGTCTAATAAATGGCTAGTTGGCTTCCACAAAAATTCAATATAACTACCAAACATACGACCAACTAGTTTTTGATAGCCTGCAAATGCATCATAAGTTGCTAGACCGCCCATCATTGATCCTGACATCAGATAGGTATTTGTATAGGCTAGGTTAAACGGTTCAAATAAAGTACCACCAGCACCGATACCGCTACGAGACCCGATAGCACGACGAAAGACTTGACGTACTGTGATAACTTCATCAGGCAATCTGTATTCATTTTGATCCTGTATTAATTCTAAGAACAAATAGCTTTCTTCTACAGCATTAGGACTACGTTGTCTGTAGCGATTTAGCGCACGATCTAATGCCATTTCATAGTGTTCAGGATCTAATTCTACCTCAATCATGCCGTCGCCAAGCATACGACGTACATAGTCAAAAACTTTGTTTCTTTCGGCAGTGGAATTAGATTGCGTACTTGGTGCTAAATCATCCATTATTTTGTTCTCCTAGTATATTTAGCTGGCGATAAATATCATTATGCCACGCTTATCATTATATAAATCAGAAAAAGGGCTTGATTACAAGTTCATAGATCGTCAAGCCAGCGAGATGTTCCAAGCTGGCGGTACAGATGTATACCTGCACAAATATTTAGGTTCAAATACCAGCAGTGAAAATGCCACTGCGGATCAGCCTAATTACGCTACTACTAGTCCAACAAACATACAAGATTTGTTATTTTTAGAAAACCGCGATGGAACTTACGATACACAAATTTATCGTATTCGCGGCATGTATAATGTGCAAAATATTGACTTTAATTTAAGTCAATTTGGCTTGTTTATCGATAACGACACCTTGTACATGACTGTACATATTAATGATTTTATCAAATATATAGGACGTAAACCTATTAGCGGTGATGTCATAGAGTTACCGCATTTACGTGATGATTTTGCCCTAAACAGTTTTGATTTTAGCTTGCCTAGATACTATGTTATCGAAGATGTAGGCCGTGCCAGCGAAGGTTTTAGTGTTACTTGGTATCCACATTTATATAGATTACGAATTAAGCGCATTACTGATAATCAGAAATTTGCCAGCATCTTTAACGAACCTGCTAAAGATGCTAACGGAGATCCTGTAGCCAATACAAGTCTACGCGATTTGTTAAGTATGTACAACACTGAGTTAAATATTAACGATCAAGTAGTTGCACAGGCCGAAGCAGATGCTCCAAAAAGTGGTTACGAAACAAGACAATTTTATACACTAGCAGTTGATCCTACAAATGGTAAACCTGTTTTAACAACTGCTGATGAAACAGATATCTTAGCCAGTACTGTTGCACAAAATATTAATGCTAGTGCCACAGCAGGTGTGCCACAACGTAGTGGTTATACAGGATATTTGTTAGGTGACGGATATCCAGACAACGGATACGAATTTGGATTTGGTATACAATTTCCTGCTAGTCCGCAAAACGATGATTTTTTCCTACGTACAGATTTTATGCCCAACAGATTATTCCGTTTTGATGGCGTATCTAATACATGGATTGCTTATGAAGATAGTGTGCGTATGAATATGACCAATAATGATACACGTAGTACATTAAAAACTGGATTTATCAATAATACAAATTATTTGTACAATGAAAAACTAGCCTCGGATGCTGTTAAATTATCTGCTAATGCTACTGTCGTACATACACATGTACCATTTACGAACGCGACTGCGGCTTATGTAGTATTGAAATATCAAACTACACAACTAGAATACGCACTAGCAGATAATCCAACTACCTTATATTCTAGTTACAACTACACTAATCCACAGACCAATGTTACTACAGCTTGTATACAGATTAATTTACCAATGATTCCTACTAATGTTACTGTAGTAGATGGTGCTGGTGCTTTCCAAAGTTTCCCACCAAGTACAACACAAATTGAAGATGGTGGATCTGCAGGGTCGGGTGTACCAGCAGTTGTGTTAGACGACACAAATGGTCAAGAAGTTATACCTGCAACTGGTATATGGACTGTAACATTTTATAATAACAGAGACGAACAACGTCAAAGTATCAGTAAGGTACTCAAACCTAGGGCAGATTTCTAATGCATATTTACAAATTTACACATTTCAAGGAGGTTACGGTTTAACACCGTAGTACTATTATTCAGTTCTTCTACGATGGTCAAATAAGACGATATATCACGCAAGTTGTTCGTGTATTCAGTAACTTTGTGGTCAAATACGGTGATGGTAGTTTGCATCGAATACCAGTTATGTACGGCGATCCAGATCGTCAAGTAGCCAGTATTATTCGTCAAAACAGCGAAAACAAAGTTAATAGCATTCCACGCATTGCCGTCTATGTAACCAGTCTAAGTTTAGACCGTAACAGACTAGCAGATCAAACTTTTATAGACAAAGTACAAATTAGAGAACGCGATGTTAATAATAGTGGTCAGTACACACAAGGTCAAGGACGCAATTATACCATTGAACGTTTAATGCCAACTCCATTTGATCTTAAACTAAAGGTAGATATTTGGAGTTCAAGTGCAGAACAAAAATTGCAAATTCTTGAACAAATTCTAGTATTGTTTAATCCTAGTTTAGAATTACAAACTAATGACAACTATATCGACTGGACTAGCTTAACAGTATTAGAACTAACTGATATTAACTGGAGCAGTCGAACAGTACCGGTGGGCAATGATAGCGGAAATGACATTGCCACAATTACTGTACAAACTCCTATATGGATTAATCCTCCTGTTAAAGTCAAGCACTTGGGTGTTATTACAAAAATTATTACCAGTGTTTATGGTAGTTCTGAAACTAGCGGAACTTATATTGAAGGATTAGGGATGGATCCTATAGCTAGTACTACTAGTTTTGGTGATTTATTAGATCAAAATGTTACTACAATTAGCAATTTTAGAATTGAGGTTTATGCAAATAGTATAACTGCTCTAGCTGCCGGTGCTGGAGTTAATCCTAGCGAACCTACACTCGATCCTGCCCCTGTTAGAGTAGGTAATACTGTAGACTGGAATCAAGTATTCAGTGCTTATCCTGGAAAATATGTAGCAGGATCTAGTCAAATATTCTTAACTCAACCAGATGGTACAGAAGTTATTGGAACTATTGCTGTAAACAGTTTAGATAGTAGTCAACTAAGTGTAAATTGGAATCCTGATACGCTTGTAAGTAACACAGGTATAGATAGCAATGGTGTATTAGAAAATATGATGGGGTACAATGCCGCTGGTAGTTATCGTCCCAATAGTCCTGGTACATTTGATGCTATCATTAATCCATTAACTTATGATCCTTATCGTCCTACAGGCAAAGAACAATCAGATCAGACTATTAGCGTAGGACTACGTTTCTTACTAGTCGAAGACATAGGCAATGCTAACAATGTTACACCTGCACATGCTTGGGGTAATTTAGTTGCCTATGCTAATGATATAGTTGAATGGACTGGTACACAATGGAAGGTAATATTCCATGCTAGTCAGAATTCAACAACTATGGTATGGCAAACGAATACATATACTAGTGTTCAGTACATGTGGAATGGTGTCACATGGACTAAGAGCTTTGAAGGTGAGTACGACCAAGGATCATGGAGAATAGAATTGTAACAGAACAGATAGTGTGTAGC